ACGAGAACCCGGGAGACGATGGCGAGCCCGAAGGCGCCAAGAAGGCCACCGTGGCCGAGCTGCGCGCTGCCCTGGAGGCCAAGGGCATCGATGTGCCCGAAGGCGCCAAGAAGGCGGACCTGCAGGCCCTGCTGGACGCGACTACAACGAGGGCAAACTGAACCAGAAGGCCCGATCCTTGAACTCCAGTTTCTCGTTCAGATGGGTGAGCTCCTCAATCGCTTTGTTTATGTGTGGTTGCAGCTTGGCGCGATACATAGGGTCTACTTCTGGCGGGGCCCGCATGAGTTCAAGGCGTCGAAGATAGTCTGAGACATTGCTTAGTCGCATTGGCCTAGTGTCGGCGTGGAGAAAGCTGCGAATAGATTGCAACCGTGCAGCATAAGTTTCTGAGTTGTTAGGGTACTTTAATTGTTCAATTTTCAGAGCGCCTTCAAGTCTTCGAACCTCATGATGAATCGGTTCGGCAAAGTGACCCCAAAGAGCATGGGCAGTGGCGATTAGCCAAGGAGTTGCAGCATCCCTAATAGCTGTCTCGTCGCTTCCTGTCTTGAGCATCAAGGATTTTGCGTTCTGAACCTTGTCGTACGTTTTGGCAATCCTCTCTTGCGGGGAGCCTTCAGCTGCCGTCGTGTGAAGCTCAATCAGGCTGCCCCCGGTTGATGCAGCTAGTTCTTGGATGTGCTTAAGCATCCTCTCGGCCTCATTGATCTTTTGATCGAATCTGGTTTTTGCTTCCATTCCAAGAACTTTGAGAAATTCAAATCTGTCAATGGTGGCTGCAAACAAAAGTGCGAGCCCAGCGCCTAGGCCAGCCAGTGCCGAGCTTGTTTCACCTTTATATAGCCACCAAGTGCCTATTCCCAGTGCAGATAAACCTGAACTGGTGAGGGCAAAGCCAACAACGCCGCGGTGAACGATGGTGATCCATTCCTTCATTTTTTCTCCTCTTGCGGAAGCCTATCCTATGTCCATAGTAGTTGCCCCGGCTGAGGGCTATGACAGCCTAGTGACCCTGGTCGAGGCAGTGGTCTACATGGCGAACTACGGCCATACATGGCCAGCCGAGGAGCCCGCCCAGGAGGTGGCGCTCCGGCGCGCCACGCAGTACATCCTGAGCAACTACGCCCTGGATCCGCAGTATCTCGATCCCGTTGCCCAGAAGGTCAAGGATGCGTGCTGCGAAGCCTCCTGGCGCGCCGCGAAGGGCGAGCTGTTCAAGGACAGCGACGGCCGGATCATGACCGAGCAGACCGTGGACGTGATCACCACCAAGTGGGCCGAGGGCCAGCAGGGTGGGCAGATGCGGTTCGCTGTCATCGACGCGCTGCTGCGTGGGCTGACCACGGGCAGCGCGTTGAACATCAAGCTGGTGAGGGGGTAGGGGATGGAAAAGCGTGACACCCGGCCGCCCAAGGTCAAGTTCCAAGAGAACGAGCCCCTGCAGGACTACTACCACGACGGCAAAGGCTGCTGGTACTCGGTGGCTAGGCTGCTGGACGACACGAAAGACTTGCCCGTGTTCGACATGCCTCTGGCCGGCATCGACCTGGATCAGGTGATCTGGCGGGACTGCGACATGCTGGGCCTGGCCAGGCACGTGAAGCAGTGCATGAACGCCGACCTGGACTGCCCCATCTTGCTGGACTGGCACGGCTCCATCGCCGACGGCCGGCACCGCGTGCTCAAGGCCATCGCCCTGGGCAAGCGCACGATCAAGGCCCGGCGCATGACATGGAAACCGGACCCGTGCCGGCGCGAGGAGTGAGCAATGGCCATTGACTACGCTGAAATCGCCGCGGGCGCGCTGGAGTCCATCGCCGAGGCGGGACAGCCTGTCACGCTGCATCGTAAGGGGCCGCCCGGGCCGTTCGTGCCTGGTCAGCCGGTCACGCCCTCCGTGCTCGACTACCCCGGCACCGGTGCGCTGTTAGGCTACAGGCAGCGCGACATCGACGGCACGCTCATCAAGCACGGCGACCAACGCCTGCTCCTGGCCCCGCAGGTCGAGGTCGCCCCGAAGACGGGCGACACCGTAACTGTGGGCGCCAAGGTCTACAACGTGGTCGATGTCGGGATCGTCGCGCCAGCCGGCGTGGCGGTGCTCTACAAGCTGCAGCTGCGAGGTGTGTGATGGGGTTCGCTGCTGATCTGCGCGCGCTGTGCGGGCGTGCCGGCGACAAGGCCGAGATGGTCGTGCGTGGCGCTGCGCTGGAGCTTGGCGGCCAGATGGTGGACCGCTCGCCGGTTGACACAGGCCGCTTCAAGAGCGCCTGGGTCACGTCCACCGGTGCCGCTGACAAGTCCCAGCCGGAAGGCGCTGACAAGTCCGGCGCCCGGGCCCTGGCTGCTCTGAACGAGAAGATCGCCGGATGGAAACCTGGGCAGACCATCTGGATCCTGAACAACCTGCCCTATGCGAAGCGCCTGGAATACGGTTGGTCTCAGCAGGCGCCCGGCGGCATGGTCCGCCTGGCCGTGCAGAACTACTCCCAGGCCATCAAGAAGGTCGCAGACCAAGTGAGGCGCACATGAGCATCGTTGCCATCGAGACTGCGCTGGAAGAGCGCCTGCAGACCCTGGCCACGCCACCGCCCATCGCCTGGGAGGACGTGGCCTTCGAGCCGACGACCGGCCAGGGCTATCTGCGCGTGCACCACCTGCACAACCATCCGCGCGATCTGTTCATCGAGGGAGGGCCGGCCGAGCTGCCGGGAATCTTCCAGGTGGATGTGGTGTGGCCCGCAGGCCAGGGCAAGGTCGAGGCGAAGCAGTTGGCCGAGCAAGTGGCGGCACTGTTCGCTCCGGTCCAGAGTCTGGATGCCGGCAATCACCGCATAGAACTGGCTCAGACGCCGGCCATCGCTGGCGGCATGCCCGACGAGGGTTGGTACACGGTGCCGGTTTCCATCAACTGGCGGGCCATGCCGGCCTGACCGTCCATAACTGACAAGTTGAGCCACCTCCGGGTGGCTTTTTTTGTGCCCGCGAGGGCGCAAACATGCCCGCATCTCGCGGGCTTTTTCATTGAAAGGCCCACCATGGCACGCACCCCGAACGGCACGATCACGTCCGTTGCAACCGTCCTTGCGGCGGCAAAAACCATCTCCGCCATCACCAACGCTGCTGAGGCTGTTTGCTCCAGCACAGCCCACGGCTACAGCGTCGGCGATGTATTGCTGATCTACAGCGGCTGGGGTCGTCTGAACTTCCGTGCTGCGCGCGTCAAGACCGTGACCGCGGACTCGTTCGTGCTGGAAGGAATCGACACCAGCAATACCGAACTGTTCACGCCTGGCAGCGGTTTTGGTTCCGCACGCAAGGTCACCACCATGGTCGACCTGGACCGCACCATGAACCACTCCAGCTCCGGCGGCGACGCCAAGACGGTGAACGTGAAGTTCATCGAGTCGGACGTGGAAATCGTGCTGAACGACGGCTTCAACGCCGTGCAGCGCACGTTCGACATGGACGCGGACATGATCGGCACGCCGGCATACACCGCGCTGAAGATGCTGTCGGACACCAACGCTGACACCGTGGTGCGCCGCCGCGCCAAGACCGGCGCCGTGTCGCTGATCCCGGCCAAGGTCTCCTTCAACGAGGAAGAAACCCTCACCGAAGGCCAGGCCGTGACCGTCAAGGGCACGTTCAACGCCCAGAACATCAGCACGCGCTACGCCGCCTGATCTCCTGCCTGCCGCTTGGCGGGTGTCTCTTCGCCCGTCTGGGCATCCCCTTGCACCGACGCAGCCGCTTCGCTCCTTCAGCGGGGCGGGCGGTTGCGCACGGGCATTCATCATCCTCCGCTGAAAGAAATCAATCATGACCAAGCCTGCAACCAAGTCCATCGCCGCATCCAGCATCAAGAGCCTGGGCGGCGCCGCTCCGACCTTTGAACTGCCCGTGACCATCGCCCGCCGTGACGGCACCAATGCCGTGATCACGCTGCAAGCCAAGGGCATGCGCAAGTCCGAGTGGGCCGCGCTGCGTGATGAGCACCTGAAGGTGCTTCGCGAAACAGACAAACCCATGGAGGGCGATTTCTCCTTCGCTGCCCTGGTGGGCGAGCGCGCAAAGGAAGCTCTGTCCGTGGTGCTCAAGGGCGCGGCCGGCTGGGACCTGGATGACGACTTCACCACCGAAAACCTGGCCGAGCTGGAGGACGTGATCCCGGGATCCGTGCAGGCGATGCTGGTCGCCCTGGACTCGGCACTGTTCCACGGCCGCCTGGGAAACTGAAGGTCATCGCCCGCGCGCTGTTTGAGCCACCCATTACCGAGCAAGAAGCCAGGGCAGAAGGCTTCGAACTGGAGGACTACGAGACCAGCATCGTAGAGGTGTGGCCTGACAACGAGCAGGCGTATGAGCTGTTCCGGCGCGTTGGCACGCGCTGGGCGATCCCCCCCATGGGCGGCGTGCCGATCGGCCTGCGCTGGGAGGCCTTGTATCCGCTGATGGACCGCATGGGCCTGGATGCAGATGACTGGAACGACCTGCACGACTGCCTCATGGTGATGGAGGGCGAAGCCATTGCGACCATGCATGAGTTCGCACCCAAGGACAAAACCTAGAGCCGCCTCCGGGCGGCTTTCGCATTTCAAGGCTCGCTTCGGCGGGCCTTTTCTTTTGTGAGGCCGCCATGGCAGAAGATGTAGCAAGCATCGGCGTCAAATTCGAGACCGATGACATTGCCCGCGGCAAGGCGTCGCTCGAAGCGCTGGCCCAGCAAGGCCCCAAAGTCGAGAAGGCAATGGCCGGCGTCGAGGGCGCGGCCGCCAAAACAGGCAAGAGCCTGAAGACGCTGGGCGAGGGAGCCGGCAAGGGCCTGGACGACATCGGCAAGACCGCGCCCAAGGCTGCCGATGGCGTGGGCCGTGTGGCAAAGAGCGCGGACGACGCAAAGAAGGCGCTGGCCGGCATCGGTTCGTCGGCCGCCAACCTGGGCCAAGTATCCAGCGCTGCAGCCGCCTCGGCGCGCGGTATGGCCGGCTTTAGCGCCGCCCTGCAATCCACCCAGAAGACTCTGTTTGACCTTCAGGCACAGGTCAGCGCTGCTGCCGCTTCTGTGGCGCAGCTTGGCGGAGCCGTGGCCACTGCGCTGCCGTCCATGCAGGCCGTGGTCAAGGCACAGTCCGATGCCGCCAAGAGCGCGCTGGACATGGGGGCTGCGTTCAAGGGCTCGGCCGACCAGATGCGCGCCTACTCGGCATCGTCGGCCGGCGTGGCTGATACCAGTGCGAAAACAGCCCGCTCCCTGGACGCCACCGCCACGGCGGCACGCGCGTTCACGACCGCTATGGCCGTGGCCGGCGTGGGCTTCGGCGCAAACGAGCTGATCGCCATGGTGGACGGCTATACCAAGTTCACGGCGCAGCTGAAGCTGGCGACGAAGGGCGCTTCGGACTACGGCGTCGCCATGGTGTCCGTGAAGCGCATCGCTACCGACGCGCAGCAGGGCCTGGGTGAAGTCGGAACGCTGTACGCACGCATTGCCAACGGCACAGCAGAACTCGGCCTGAACCAGCGCAAGCTGGCGGACATCACTGAGACCGTTTCGCTCGCCCTGAAGGTCAGCGGCGCAACTGCGTCTGAATCTTCCTCGGCCATGTTGCAGCTGTCCCAGGCTTTCGCCTCGGGCGTGCTGCGTGGCGAAGAATTCAACTCTGTCAACGAGGCCGCCCCTCGCCTGATGAAGGCGCTGGCGGACGGCATCAATGTGCCCGTGGGCGCGCTGCGCAAGATGGCAGAGGAGGGCAAGCTCACCTCTGCCGTTCTGTCCGAAGCCCTGCCGAAGGCTCTGGGCCAACTGCGCGAGGAAGCCAAGGAAGTCCAGACCATCGGCGGCGCCTTCACGGTGTTGAAGAACAACATCATGGAGATGGTTGGCGCGCAGTCCAACGCCAGCGGCACGACCAAGGCGTTTGCCTCTGGCATCAACGCACTGGCCAACAACCTGGATCTGCTGGCCGCAGCCGGCGGCGCCGTGGCTGTGGTGCTGGGGGCGCGCTTCGCCGCCTCGATCACAGCTTCTGGCGTGGCCTTTGCTGCCTCCGCAGTGCAGGCCGCCCGCTACCAGGCCGCCCTGGCCAGCATGGCTGGCGTCAGCACGACCGCTGCGGCTGGCCTCGTGACCGTAGGCGCGGCCGCACGTGGCGCGTCTGCCGCCATGTCGCTGCTCGGCGGCCCGGTGGGTGCCGTGCTGACGGCTGTTGGCCTGGCCGCGACGGCCTTCTACACCTTCGGCGACAGCGCAAGTGCGCTGGCCAAGAGCATTGGCGGCCTGGATCAACCCCTGGAAGACCTCAAGCGCAAGATCGACGCCCTCCCGCCAGAGAAGCGCATCTCCATCATCATGGAGATCAAGGAAGACGCCGTGAAGCAGGCCAAGACGGCCGAGGCGTCCTTCGTGGAGCTCGGCAACTCCGTCATGGGAGCCTTTACCGGCATGGGAGCCGTCACTGGCGCCACCATGAAGGAGGTGCAGGGCCTGAACGACCGCCTGCGCGACGCACAGCGCACTGGCGCGGACATGACGCCCATCCTGCAAGAGGCGGCGAAGTCGGCCGGTGTGAGCCAAGCCACGCTCAAGAGCTGGCTGGATCTGGCGTCGAACATCCGTGCCGCGCGCAATGCCGCCAACGACAGTCAGAACCTGGCTGCATCGGCTACGGCTGGCATCGCTGGCCCGGGCGACTTCCCTTCGCCTGGCGCTTCACAGGCGGCTTGGCTGAAGCAGCAGGAGGCTGCACAGAAAAAGCTGCTGGAGATCAGCGCGCGCCAGAACGGCGTCACGAAGCAATTCACCGACGACCTCAAGGCTTACCAGGACGCGTTGCGCACAGGCGTGCTTTCCGAGAAGGAATACGCCGACGCAATCACGCACGCCAACAAAAAGCGCTACGAGGGCACCGAGGCCGGCAAGGAAGCCGCCAAGCAGGCCCGTGCTGGCGCCGTAGCGACCAAGGCTGAGGCTTCGGCTTATGCGACCCTTCTGGCCTCCTACCAGGCCAAGATCGACCTCAACCGTGAGGAGGTTGAGTTCACGGGCCGGCTGAACGAAGCGCAGAAGGCGGAGATCAAGCTGGATGCGGACATCTCCGCCGGCAAGGTCAAGCTCTCCCGAGCGCATGAGGCTGAGCTGCGTGCACGCATCGCCATTTGGAAGGAGCAAGAAAAGGCCAAGGACCAAGCCAAGCGCGAGGTCATCTATTACCAGGAGCAATCTGCAGCCGCCCAGCAACTGGCCGACGACTACGTGAAGCAGTCGAAGGCAAAGGAAGCTGTGCGCATCGCGAGCGACCGGGCCGATACCGAGTTGAGCGACCAGCTGGCGCGTATGGAGCTGGAAGTGTCGCTCATCGGGCAGACCACTACAGCACGAGAACTCGCGGTCGCACAACTGGATGCCGAGATTGAGCGTCGCAAGGCACTCAAAGCTCTGGATGAAAATCTCGACCTTGACGATCCGGCGCGCGAAGAGGAGCGCATCCGCATCAATACCCGGTATGCCAAGCGCGTGGCCCTGGCGCAGCAGAAAGTCTTCGTCTCCGAGTGGGACAAGACCAGCCAGTTGGTTGGCGACACGTTGGCCGACTACATCATGGGCGGTGGTCAAGACGCTGCGCAATACCTCAAGCGCCTGTTCGCCACTCTCGTCTTGCGCCCCATTGTCCAGTACGCAGTCGGATCCCTTATGGGGCCAGGCGGCGGCGGGGCGTCGGGTGCTGGTGGTATTGGAGGCGGGGGCAACGGTATAGGAGGCATCTTCGGTGGTGGCTCGTTCACGCCTGGTGCTGCAGGTTTGGGCGGGCTCGCGGGGTCATTCAACGCAGGTATGGCTGGCGGCTGGGTTGGCTTTGAGGGCGGCATCTCGATGATGCAAGGCGGCCAGTGGGCCGCGGGTGGCATGCAGGCGCTGGGGGCAGCAGCGCCATACATCGGCGCCCTGATCCAAATCGGTCAAGGCAAATACGGCTCGGGCGTCGGCATGGCCGCTGGCGCATACATCGGATCGATTGTGCCGGTCATCGGAACGGCAATCGGAGCGCTCATTGGCGGCATTGTTGGTGGCTTGTTTGACGGCGGGGCGCGTGGTCCGAATCACTCGGGGGGTGTGGCGTCCACTGCGACAACTGACCGCGATCTGGCTGTCAAGCAGGTGCTGGGCACTGATGCCTGGGGAAACACCCTCACCGACTTCACGGACCGTGGCAACAAGGACCTTGACAAGCAGCTCGACAAGACCGTCAAAGGGATGCTCGATCTGTACAAGTCGCTCGCAAAGATCGGCGGCGTCAAGGCGCGCGATATCGACATAGCGGCTGGCTTTTCGGTCAATCCGAAGTACGGCGACGAAGGGGCCATGGGCTTCTTTCAGCTCCTGGACAAGCAGACCGGGGAGGTGCTCAAGAAGTACAAAAACCGCGATCTCGACAAAGACCCTCAGAAGGCGTGGGCACAGTTTGTGGCCGATATGGGCGGCGAGTTGGTCAACGAGATCAAGAAGGGCGACATACCCGGCTGGATGAAAGAGGAGCTAGATGCAATTGGCGAAAACGTCACCCTGGAAGGTCTCAATGCCGCGATTCAGAAGATCGCGATCATCGACGTTGCATTCAGGGGCTGGGCTGATAGCGTCACTGGCTTTGCCAATCTGACTGCCAAAGCGCAAACAGAGCTGCTCAAGTTCGCGGGCGGCATTGAGGCCCTGGCCAACAACGTCAACGCCTTCTATGCCAGCTTCTACAGCGAGCAGGAAAGGGCCGAGATCTTGCAGCGCCAGGTGCGAGACCAGCTCAAAAAGCTGGGCATCGACATCGACCCCGCAGGCGGCGAAGCCGCGAAGAAGGCCTTCCGCAAGCTTATCGAGGACGCGCTGGCTTCCGGCAACAACGAGCTGGCGGCCAAGTTGCTCGCGCTCGCGCAGCTGTTCGGCGTGGCGGCCGACGCGGCGCAGAAGTCGGCCGAGGTGGCTGCTGATGCTGCCAAGAAGGCGGCCGACGAGGCCCAGGCTGCGGCCGAAGAGATGGCGCGCGTGCTCGCGGAGGAGCGGCAGAAGGCCAAGGACGCCGCGATGGCGAACTTCGAAGCCGCGGTCAACAGGGAGAAAGAGTACTGGCAGGGCGTGCTGTCCAGCTCGCAAGAGGCTGTGCAGGCGATCTCCAGCATCCTGAACCCGCTCAAGCAAAGCGCGAAGGAACTGATTGGCTCCATCGACGCTGCCCAGCAAATGCAGGCTGCCCAGGGCATGGTCTATATCGAGCAGGCCCTCGCGGGTGTGCGCGGTGGCGCCAAGCTCTCCAGCTTCGACGGTCTCACGGATGCGATCACTGCGGCGCGCGGCGGCATCGCCTCGGGCCGCTACGCCTCGCAGTTCGAGCGTGATCGTGACGCCCTGGTGCTGGCCAACCAACTGTCGCAGATCGCTGGCTACGGCGACACCCAGCTCAGCGTAGAGGAGCGGCAGCTGAAGAATTCGCAAGAGCAGCTGCAGCGCCTGGACAAGACGCTGACCTACTGGCGCGACCTGCTGGACGACAGCAAGGCCCAGATCGATGCGACGCTGAGCGTGGAGGATGCCATCAGGGCGCTCCATGCGCTGATCCCCGGCTCGAAGCCGGGTGCAGGTGCTGGTCAAAAGCCGGACGACAGCGGCGCGACGTGGGGCCCTGGCGGCGGATCTCAGCCAGTCGATGCCAAGTACCACCAGGTGCGCGGCGGAGGCTCCAGTGGCGCCTGGTACGACCCGATCATCGACCCCGCGCTGATCGCGCGGCTTGATGGCCTGGCTCCGCTGTACCACTCGTTCGACGGCACCGGAAACCTGAAGGGGTTGCTGGAAGCCATCAAGGGCGCTGGCGGCACGCTGAGCGACCTGTCTGCGCTGTCTGGGTTCTTCTACAGCGACTGGGTGAAGGCGGCTGACAGCGTGGGCATACCCGCGTTCGATGTCGGCACGAATTTCGTACCGCGCGACATGCTGGCCCAGATCCACGAAGGCGAGGCCATCGTGCCCAAGGCGTTCAACCCGTGGGCGGGCGGCGCCTTGGGAGCCAGCGCCAATGAACGACTTGAGGCCCTGGTCTCGCAACTGGTCGCTGACAACCGTGCTCAGGCAGGCCAGATCGTGCGTCTGCAGGGGCAGATCGCGAAGCTGCTGCAGCGCTGGGATGGAGACGGTCTGCCAGGCCAACGGAAAGAAGAGGTGACCACATGAACCAGCTGAGCGTCGTGAAGCCGCTCGTTGTCACGCCCACCATGCTTGTGAGCACGGACGTGCCCGAGGCCGACTATTCAGAGTGGGCCACAGGCACGACCTATCCAAAGGGCGCGCGCGTCATCGTGGCCGCGCAGCACAAGGTCTACCAGAGCGCAGCTGACGCCAACACGGGCAACAACCCAACGATTCCAGTGGCAGAGCCCAAGTGGCTTGAAGTTGGCCCGACGAACCGCTGGAGGGTGTTTGACGCATCGAATTCCACCCAGACGGCGCAGGCCAACAAGATCACGTACCGCTTGCGGCCTGGCCAGTCCATTCCGGCCCTGGGTGTGCTCAACATCCGGGACGGCGTGGAGATCAAGGTCACTGTCTTCGACGCAGGCGGGACGCAGATCACGCAACGTGTGATTCGTCTTGCGCGCTACCCCGTCGCGCCGTCCTGGTGGACTTGGTACTTCGGCGAGAAGCGCGCGCCGACGCAGGCGCTGATCACCGATCTGCCCTCCTATCCGACTGGGGAGATCCTCATCGAGATCACTGGAACAGCTCAACTCGCCGTTGGCGTGATCCTGCTCGGCAACGTTCGCCGCTTTGCCCTGGGCGTCAAAGCCGGGGCGCGCGTGGGCATACAGGACTACTCGCGGAAAGAGCGCACGGAGTTTGGCGACACGGTGCTTGTGGAGCGCGCTTTCGCGAAGAGGGCGTCGCTGCAGTTGCTGCTCACGGCATCCGAAGTGGATGCGCTCAACGACTTCATGGCCGAAGTGCGTGCAACAGCTTGCCTTTGGATCGGCTCCAGCCGCTACGAATCGACCACGGTCTACGGGTTCTACAAGAGCTTCGAGATCGCAATTACCTACTACGACTACTCCGACTGCGAGTTGGAGCTTGAGGGCCTGACATGACCGACATCATTGCGCCGCCGACCATCTCGGCATTCCCACCCGCGCCGCAGCCGACGGACACGCCCACGGAGTTCGATGCAAAGGCATTTGCCAAAGTCAATGCGGACGTTGCATTTGTTCCGCAGGCCAATGCGCTGGCGTCCAACGTCTTCAGCAACGCGACGGCAGCAAACGAGCGAGCAAATGCAGCTGCTGGTAGTGCCTCTGGCGCGTCAGGTAGCGCATCGGCCGCAGCCGGTAGCGCAAGCGCGGCCAGTGGCAGTGCATCGGCAGCCGCGGGGAGCGCGTCGAGCGCATCGACATCCGCGAGTAATGCCGCTGCCAGCTACACCAGCATGCAGAAGCTGTACCTGGGGCCGAAGTCTTCGCCTCCCACAACGGACAACCAGGGTGGCGCGTTGGCCTTGGGGGCTTGGTACGTAAACACGACCCTGGGTAGCTGGTTCTGGTGGAATGGTTCCAATTGGGTGCTCGGCATGTCAGACGTTGCGGGCTCGTTCGTGCCGCTTGCCGGCGGCGTCAACATGTCTGGTTATCTGGGCGTGCCGGCCGGCGCGACTGGCAACCAGGCCCCGCGAGCAAACGAAGTTACGCCCCGTGCCACTGCCACGTTCACCAATGCCGCTCTCATGGCGGACGCTCCTTTGGGTGTCTGGGCGGGGTATGAGACGGGCGCAGGTGATGGCGCCGACTGGCCGCCATCGGGTGGATCGACCTTCTCCTGGTGGAACGTCATCACCTTCGGCGTCGCTGGTCGCAAGTCCCAGATGGCAATGCAGGCACTCGGCATCAGCCCCGTTAAAGGGGCGGTTTGGGTGCGCGGTCAGCAGGACTCGACCTGGTCGCCATGGCAGCGCCTGCTGGGAGACCAGACGATGATCGAGCGCGTTGTGACTGCTGTGCAGTCTGGCTCGTCGTACGCGCCAGACCCTGCAAGCGGCACCGTGCACCAGCTGACGGTCAACGCTGCGTGCACGATCAGTCCTGTGACGCCGCGCCTGGGCGACCAGTTCACGATCAAGGCGCAGTTTTCTGGCGGCGCGTGGCCCCTGACTTTCGCCGCATCCGTGAAGCCTCCCACTGGAAGCGCACCCACATACGCGGCAGGGCAGATTCTGCCTCTGATCTTTGAGTGCTCACGCACGGGAATTTGGGACCTGAGCTACGGCCAGGTGCGCGCTGTATGACGGCCCGACGCATGCTGCTGACGACAGCTCGCTCTACGCGCATCGTCATCTCTGCGAGCGTGCGGTCCCCCGATATCCGCGCTCTGGCCCTGGCAGCTGGCTGGGACGGAGTGGCGGGCATCGAGTGCGTCATCAACGCCTCTGTCGATGTCGCAACGCTGAGCATCACGACGCTGCCTGACGACGTGCTGCACATCATCAACAACGGGCGCATTGGTGGCGTGCTTGGCGCAGGTGGTGGCTCCCAGCTTGTTGGTGGGGTGGGCGGCACGGGCCTCTATACCCGGAACCGCATCCTCGTGACGAACAACGGGACCATCTTCGGAGGTGGAGGTGGCGGCGGTGGTGGCGGCAATGCCAGCTGGGTGTACTCGACGGGAGACCAAGGGAGTGCGTCTGGGGGCCTGGGCGGCAACGGAGAGGGGTTCTCGACCTCAGGCACGGTCACGCTCTCTGCCCGCGGAAACGGCACTGCAGGAACCACATCAGGGTACGCCGGGGCAGTCTTCCCGGGTGATACAGCACCATGGGCGACGGGTGGTGGTGGCGGTCAGGGCGGCACCATGGGAGTGGCCGGCTCAACCGGCTCCCCGGGGACGCGCGGAGGCACGCAGTCCGGTGGGGGCGCGGGGGCCGGCGCTTCCGGGGGGCTCTCTGGCTACTACGTTGACGGCAATTCGTATGTCGCCTGGCTCGTTGCGGGCACCCGCCTGGGCCGAGTCATCTGAGGACCAAAAACATGTACATCCACATCGAAACGGCGGAGTACCCGCTGTCAGTCTTGGACATCCAGTCCCGGCACCCCAACACGATTTTCGGCACGCCATTTATCCCGCCTGAGGGCTATGCGCTCGTTGAACCCGCCGACACGCCGGCCTACGACGCTGACACGCAAAAGCCCGTCGAAGGCGAGCCTGTCGAGATCGATGGCGTGTGGCGACAGCAGTGGGCTGTCGTGCCGCTCACCGAAGATGAGTTGGCTGAGCTGCAGCGTCAGCGCGAGGAGGCTGCAGCCGCGCTGATCCCGAAGTCCTGCACGCGCCGGCAGGGGCAGCTCGCACTGCTCACCCATGGAGTGCTGGACGATGCCGAGGCGGCCATTGCCGCAATCACGGACCCCGTGCAAAAGCGCGAGGCCCAGATCGAATACGAGGCGGACACATGGGAGCGCGCGAACCCGTTCCTGCGGCAGCTCTGGGCGCAGCTCGGCGGCACGCCGCAGTCGCTCGATGAGGCCTTCGCGCTTGCTGTGACGCTCTGATCCACCCCTACCAACACCAACCCGCTACGGCGGGTTTTTTCATGCCTGGGAGGGCTATGAATCAACTGGAACCGACAGCCGCAGCCGTGGCAATCGCATCGGTGCTCTTCGGGCCGGCGATGGCGGGCTACATCGGGCCGTATGCAGTGATCCTCATTGCATCGACCGTTGGAGCCGCGTGGGCGCTGGGGCGGCGCGATCCCAGCTCGCGGCTCGGCGCCGTGGGCTACTTCGCCCGGCTCAACGCCACGGCCTTGCTCATCACTGCTGGCCTGGCCACGCTTGCCGGGCGCTGGATGGGCATGGATGAGACCAACTGGATGCTGGCGCCCATTGCGCTTGTCGTGGGCGGTGTGGGCGACGACTGGCCGCGCTTGGGCCGCTGGGTCTTCGAGCGTGCCGGCCGCGTGCTTGAGCGCAAGGCGGGCGGCGGCGGGGAAGGGGGCACTCCATGACGTGGCAATCCCATCAGCTGCTCGCGATGCTCAACCTGGGCATTTGCCTGGCTATCGGCTGGGCATGCATCTGCCGCCTCAACTCCCACGTTGCCCGCGTACACAAGCTGGCGCGGGCCAGGTATGTGCTGCTGCTGGCTGGCGCCGTGGCCTCTGGCCTGCAGCCAGTGCTGTGGAACACATGGACCACCGTGGGCGACACCATCTTTTCGGCCTGCGTGCTTGCGGGCCTGCTCATCAACGTGGCGCGCTGGCATGGCGCTGGCCACCTCATGCGGAGGCAAGACGACAATGAACTTTGACCAAGCATTCGACAGGCTGATCGGGCACGAAGGGAAGTTCACAGCCAATGCTGCCGATGACGGCAACTGGACCGGAGGCCGACAAGGCCGCGGCGAGCTCAAGGGCACCAAGTACGGCATATCCGCCGCCTCGTACCCGCATCTGGACATCAAGGGCCTGACGCTGGAGCAGGCCAAGGCGATCTACCTGGAAGACTTCTGGGACGTGATAGGGCGGGCTCATCCGGCGATCAAATTTCAGATGTTCGATGCGGCAGTCAACCACGGCCGGGGCAACGCCGTGCGGATCCTGCAGCGGGCCGTGATGGTGGCGGATGACGGCATATGGGGGCCGCGCTCGCAGGCCGCTCTGGACAGCATGCAGGAGCTGCGCGGGCACAACGATGTGTTGCTGCGCTTCCTGGGCTTCCGTCTGAAGTTCTGGGCCAGCCTGGCCAAGTTCGACCAGTTCGGGCGTGGCTGGACGAACCGAGGCGCGGAGAACCTGCTGTTCGCTGCGGAGGACAACTGATGATCAGCGAAAAGCTTCTGCCGGCCCTTGTGGCCGTGCTGGTGGCCAGCGTGGCAGGCAATGCCCTGCTGGGCTGGGCCTGGCTGTCCGCCCGGGACGACGCGGCCAAGACTGCTGCTGAGCTGGGGAGCATGACGGGCCAGCGCGACGGTGCGCTCAAGGGCGCCCAGGCCTGCAGCGACGCGACCGAGGCCTTGGGCACGGTGGCTGCTCAGCGTGCAGCCGAGGCGGCGCCGGCCCGGGCTGCCGCCGCTGGCCAAGCCCAGGCACTCAACGCCCGCGCCGACTACACGCTGTCCCGCCAGCCCGCTGCCGGCGACAGCTGCGCCGCGCTCCAGACGCTGGGCGGCGAGTGGCTCAAAGGAAGGTCAAAACAATGACAATGGAGACAACAGGAGTCCACATGATTGATGCTGACGCGCTCATGTTTGCTGCGAAGGCGTGCGAAATCCCGCCCAGTGCAATTGAGCAATGGGACCCGCTGAACGATGACGATGCATCACGCGAGATTGATGAAGGTCTTGAGCTAATCACTGAGATCAGGCCGGAGGCGGCCGGGGCTTTTGTGTGGCGGTTCGGCGCGGGCGTTGACATCCGCGTCTGGGCCAAGATCAGCGAAGCGGGCAGCATGGATGCAGCAGTGCGTCTTGCGCGTGTGCGGGCCGCAGCCGAGATCGGAAAGGCCATGCCATGATGCGCGCCATCCTGCTGCTGGCCGCGCTGGCCCTGGCCGGCTGCGGCTCCGTGCCGCGCGTCGAGGTCCAGGAGGTCAAGGTGCCCGTGCCCGTGGAGTGCCGCGAGCCCATCCCAGACAGGCCCGCCCTGCCGACCGAAGCCCTGGCCAATGATGCCGATCCCTTCGAGCTGTTGCGCGCTGCCCTGGCCGAGATCGACCGCCGTGAGGGCTACGAGGTGCGGCTCCTGGCCGCGCTGATGGCGTGCACG